CTGGAGTTTTGTCCTCTTGGTGCTTGCTGTCAACAACAAAGCCTTGGAACAAATAAGATTTCTTTTTCCAGTACTTACGACCCATGTCTTCCAAAGATTTGTCTTTGAACCATGGGCGAACTTCTGTCAAGATTGGGCAAGTCTCGCCCCACATTTCCATACATGGAACTTGAACAGTAACCGGCTTGCTATTGGTTTCACCTTTAACACCAGCGAAAGGCAATTTGATCATTGCTCGTTCAATCCAGAAGAATGTGTTGTTTGGATCAGCATCAGGTAAGAAACGAACCATTGCGGTTGTGCCTTCTGCGATGTTCCAATGGGGGTAAATTGCGTTGTCTCCACCGCCTGCGCTACCGGTGTTTTGTTGAGATGATGCTTGAAGTTTTGCGCGAATTTCTGCTAAAGTTGCCATAATGTTTTTCCTTAATGTTTAATTTTATGTGCCATTTCTTTAAAGCCAACTGACTAAAAAGAAAAAGTGCATACATGTTATTGTACGCACTTTTATTTATTAACGCAACCTAAAAGTTACTAGAAATATGGTTTATTTTGCCAATTATTTTTTGTGATTTGCCAATCTCATAATTGAGGCTAGTTCTTCACGTATGCCTAATTCTGCTTTTTGACGAGCCAAACCTGCCGAACTTGTTGGACTATTGGTTTTTTCTTTTTCTAAATCTTTAGTAGACATCTTCCAATCACCGCCTTGTTCCTTACGCTTAAACGCAGGAATTTCACTCTTGTCTGGGCCGTTTTCATTTGGACCGCGGTCGTCTGGAACACCGCCGGCTTTCATATATCTGGCACGATCATTATAACTACCACGCTCTACATCTTTATCATGAGGAGCAAGTTCTTTTTTCTTTTGAGGATCGGCAATGTGTTTTGAAGGGTGCCAATCATCTGCATCTTTATCTTCAGCTGGCATAATATTCTTATTGAAATCTCTGCCGCCTTGGCCTTGATCGCCGATGCCTTCCACTTTGGCCTTAACGTTGCCTAGTAATTCTTTCAATCGGTCTAACGGATCAGTTTCGCCCATTAAGTTATTACCACCGTGTTTCTGTTGCCATTCTTGTGTTAGTTTCTGCATAAATGCTTCAGCCATTTTACCAGCTTGTTGTCCAGCATCGTCACCAAACTTCTCACTGATTTGTTTTTCTACATCAATGACAATGCCTTCTTCTCCGCGGAATGGTCCAACTGCGGGATTGTCACGGTTGTAAAAACTTTTAACAATCTTGGCAACTTCCTGTACCATTGATCCTTTGCCTTCCTTTTCGCCTTCTTCCATTGCGCCAGGAGGAGGAACCATATCTGTATTTTCATGTAAACTATCATATGCTAAATCGTATACAAGATCACCATGCTCGTCGTTTAGTTGATCCATTTCTTCATCGCTTAGATCTGTTCCGTCAGTAAATGAAGCATGGCTAATATATGCATCACTGAAATCTGGATAGTCTCTAGGATCGACACCATCAATTTCTAAACTACGCATGTCAATTTCTTTACCATTGATCATACGACCTGAACCTTCTGCTACTGGTTGTTCAGGAGCAACAGGAGCCGGTTCAGCTGGTGCCTGTGTTCCGCTCATGCCTAATGCCACTAACAATTCAGGGTAGTTTTCTTGTGCCCATAATTGGAATACTGCCATTGGATCTGTGCTAGAATCTAAGTTAGCAGCCTGACGAAACTTGTCCTCTAAGTCGCTGTCATCAACACCAAACTCGTTAAAGAAGTTATATGCTGTGGTTAATTCTAATTCTGGTTGATCTGCCAATGCTTGTTTTAGTGCCTGAATTTCGTCGTCGGTTAGTTTGCCTTGTTCAACAGCTTCGGCCCATGATTCAAATTGATCGAATGCGCTTTCTTTTACTTCACTGTCTGTTTCTTCAACGGCATCTGTTTCTTCTTCTTTGACATAATCTTCAAGGTCAACTTTGTTGGCTTCACTCATGATTCTGTGTAGTAGTGGAAAGTAACCTGCTAGTTCTTCTTGGAAACTTGATTGTGTAAATGTTTGTTTGTATTGTTCCATGGTCACAGCATCTAATTCCATGATGTCGTTGTCCATGTGTTCTTGTTCGTTAAATTCGCCCATCCAGCACTCATAATGATGACGCTTACCAAGTGAATCAATTTGTGCTTTAAGTTCTTGTAGTCGGCCTACGGCCCTTTCTGTAATGCCTGTGGCGTCATCATGTAAACTTGTGCGTTGGACTTTTCTTTGGAATTCCTGTAGTTGAGCAATTTGCTCGCTCATTTTAATAATTGCTTTGCCTGCTGGATCATGTGGAATACCACCGTGATCTACGTGTTGTGCCATAGCAAATGCACCTGCCGGATGTATAAATGGATACTTAAAGCGTTCGCCTTCTGAGTTTTGAATAAAAATTGCCTTGATGTTTTTGCGTTGGCTACGTGAACCTGCGTATTCTTCATCTACTGCTTTGGCGTGACGAACAATAACTTCTGTCTTGCCTTGAACTGCGCGACTTGTTTTCTTTGTGCTTTTATGGTTCCAGCGAGATTCGTTCAGCCCAGATTCTCCTTCTCTTGGCAAGTAACCTAGTTGGTCAGAAATATAATCTTCATCGTAACTTAGATAATAACGAATTGCTTTTGAACTCATCCCAGATTTTTTCATATAATCAGCCATCATATTGATGATCTCATCTTCTTTTTCTGGACTATATGTAATCCCGTCTTGTGCCATTTGTTGACCAATGTGCATACTTTCCGACACACGTTGTTTTTTATTAGATTCGTTCATTGTTGTTGTCATTTCAGGTTCTTCCTTGGGGCCCTGTGTAGCGGCCAAATGTTGAAAATCATTTTTATCAAGATTTGTTTTAGCAATGTCTCTTGTATCAAATCTTAGTAGTCTACGCATGGCAAACATACGCATTTCTTTTAAGAAGTTATACCAAATTTGTTTGGCAGGATCATCTTGATTTTCAGTGATGCCCTGGCTGTAATAAATCTTTAAGCTGCCTAGGTCATTTAAGCTAATGCTAACACGGCCTAGATTATTTCCTTCATTTACAAAATCAAAATCAAAGAAACGTGCCATACCTGGATCAATGGTTACAGCGCCTGTTTCGTCACCCATTTCTAAATTTTGGAAACGACTGCGGATTTTGTCAAAGACGTCTTGGGAAATTATTTGAATAGCTTTCATAACTATTATTTAGTTAATATGTGTTGATGTAGATAGGCATTGGCATTACCCATTCATCTTGATGTTCTTCGCGCATTTTATCGTAGATTGCAGGATCCCAGTCCTGTAGTACCATGGCCATACGCAGTGCCAGCAATACACTGCTTACCAAGTCGTCATGTTGTCCTACTTTAGCTTCAAAACTTAGACCTTTTGCTACATAAGTTTTAAGCTCAGATATCAATGGTTTGCTGTAGATTTTCATCCTATTGCTTTCAATTAGGTGCTTTAATTTAGCACAAATAGCAATTTTACTACCGTGTGTGGTGTAGAATCCTTTGCGGTATCTACGTACATGACCTTTCTTAATTGGCTCACTTAGGAACAACCCTTGAATGCTTTCTTCGCCCATTTCTTCAAGGGCTACTAGAGCGGCTTCGCCCACCGAGTTATTTTCTACACTATAGTATAGACTAGGTGTGCTGCCTTTACTGGTACATTCATCTGCGATATACTTACAAATATCACGTAATACTCGAGCCTGTCCTTGAATAGGAGTTAAGTTGTGATGCCACTCTCCTACCTGTTCAAAGCTGGGTAATTCTAAAATCTGTATACCAGCAGGATCGCCGCCTGTACCTAAACTAGGATCTAACGCCACAAGATAAGTGTGTTTGGAATTAATCTTCCTAAACCAGCGACATTGTCCCATTTTCATAATAGGCTCTTTGCCCTCCATGCCTGCTAGTTGAATACTGCTGATAAGCGTTTCGTCAAAGACTAAAAATTCACAATCGTGTTCGCGGCGGAAACGTTCTTCGCCGATACGCGATCTTTCTTCGTTGGCCCACTTTTCATCACGATCGGGGTGTTCTGTCCAGTGTGCGCTAAAGGGAAAAAATCCGTTTTTCCCCACATCTCTGGTATTACCAAATTCGTCAAAGCGCATATTTGCTTCTTTCCAAATAAGAGCAAATTGGTCTTCGTCGCTGTTAGGCGTTGATGTAATAATAGCTTTACCACCTGTGGCCAGTGTAGGTGAAATGGAAGTCCAGAACTCTGTGGCCACGTTGGGAGGTACAAACGCAAACTCGTCGGCATATAGCAATGACAAAGACAGACCACGACCAGTTGTTTCGGTGGTTGTCTGAGCAATAATGCGACTTCCATTGTCAAAGTCAATGCTTTGTTTGTTATAGCTCTTAACACCACAACGAATGTGGTCAGGACACAGTTCGTAGGCATAACGAATACGTGCCATAATCTCTTGAGCACCTGTGTACTTGTGTGCTGCAATTAGAATAGTTGAATCTGGTATAAACATTGCGTACCATAACAAATATCCAGCTGCCGTTGTTGTTTTACCTGTCTGTCGCGGTAATAAGTTTATATTAAACCTATGATTATGGTAACTATCAATTAACCGTTTTTGATATGTAAAAGGTTCATACAGTAACTTACCTTTAACTGGATGCTGGATATGAAAAAAGTGTTCAAGGAAAAAATGTGGGCCGTGCTCGGGATCTTGGCAGGACATTAAATCTTCGATGTCTTTTTCTGTCCATCGTTGGGTTGCGTATGCAGATTTTACCAGTTTGTTTTCGTTTGCCATGCTATTATTTAATGAAAAAAATAGCCTCCGAAGAGGCTATTTGATATATCATAATTGATCAATTTTCATTAACAAATTGTTTGTATTGAGCAAACAAATCAGCGGCTGCTTCGTTCATATCAGCATAGGCCTTTGGTCTGTCTCCATCCATTCTGTCGCCTTGACCTGGTTGGTTTTCTTGGTGAGCATATTGATTAGCATCAAAAGGTTGCTTAGGTTGTGAATCAGCTGGCTTATTATCGTACTCGTCAACTGGTTCTTTTTTCTCTTTATCATGATCATCCATGTCATGATCACCGTCGTTGTCTAAGTCACCGTGTGACTGATTGACATCATCTCCGCCTTCGTCGCTGTCTGGGTTTAACTTGTCAATGACGCTACGCATGTCATCAGCCGGGCTGCCGCTGATAGCAATAGCGGGTTCTGGAGACATACTCATAGGAGCTGGTTCAACACCTAGCTGCTCTGGCTCTACTTTATTCATGCCTGCTAGAGACATAATATCTTTTAGCAAGTTGCCTAGTTCTTCACCACTACCAGCTGTCATGTTAATAGTGGCAGGAGTTGAAGGCTTTTCCATTGCGCCCATACCCATGCCCATCTCCGGCATCATACCGCATTCTGCTAGGTCAGCATTTTCTTTAACGATGCTTGGGTTTTGTGCGTCTAGTTCAGCTAGGCGTTTCATTACGTCAATCATTTTCATCATGTTATTTCCTTAGATCTTGTGCCTGAAACTTTAGAAGACTTTCTTGTTTGACTTCTGCGTCAGTATTAAATTTAACGGCACCTTCTGTTGGAATTTCTTCTCCGCGGGCCTTGCGTTGTAGTTTTAAAATATCGTTTAATTCTTTAACAAATCCAGTATTGTATTTGTCGCCATAGTAATCTTCAAATTGAGCGTTACCTGATTCTTTGTAATCTGGATCATCAAGTAGAGCACCTTCACGTGGTTCTACAGGAGTCTGATATTCTTCTGTTGGCTCGCCGGGTTTTCGGACAACTAGATTTTGTTTGTTAACACCTAATTCTGCTGTTAGATATTCTGTAAGTTCATGCTGTGTAGTTGGGTAATCTACACTAACTTCATAGATACTTACTTCGCAGTTTTTAACTTGCGGAAAGTCTAGCGGAAGTTGTTGAATGGGAGTTTTGGCAGTTTTTTTAAAACCACTTAGGCTGTAACGTCCTAGCAATGATTTAAGAGTGTCTTCTTGCTCTGTGGTAAAATCACCAGCAACTTTAACTCTAAAATCGTATTGCTTTTTAGACTCAGATAGGTATTCTTTGAATGTTTTCATAGTCAATTATTTATTCAAATTCTTTAGTTTCTCGAGGATGCTGTTACGGTCTGTAAGTATATATCCTTGCCCTTCAACGGTGTCTCCACCATCGCTGCCGTGCTTTTTATCAATGGCCAACTTCTTGAGCTGTAGATCAACCATCTTTAACTTTTTGTCAATCTTATTGGTTTTTGCTGTAATTGCGGCATTCATCATTTGCGCGGCAATTTCAAACATACGTGATCCGTATCTTGGATCTACCTGCATGCCTAGATCCATTAAATCATCGTAGGCTTGTTCTGCTTTGTTTGCCAACGCATCTAACTCAACATCTGCCATATCACCTAGGCCTTTGACTCTAGGCAGTGCAGCAGCAATTTTGTCAAATTCTTCCAAACGTTCTTCTAAGTTAATTGTAGGAACTGTTTCTATAGTGGTAGGCTCAATTAAAGGCTCATCATCTATAGGTAAGTTTAACAACTCTTCAAGTTTTTTTGTCATAATATTACTTATCCAATTTATTTCTTACCATTATGGAAAATATCATGTTCATTGACTATACGGAATTTAATGCCTTGTTGCTTACACCATTGGCCGGCAGCGGCCCACTTGGCCATGTTCTTAACGTACTGTGCTTGGTTGTAGGGATTTTTACCTACTTTTTCACGTAGCATTTGATTAGCAGGTTTGATCTCAATTAGCTCAACATGCTTTTTCATATTCTTATCAACATAGGTGATCAAAAAGTCTGGCACATAAACTGTACCTTTTCCTGTCAGTGGATCACGATAGGGAATTTTAACACATTCGCTGGCCCATTGTTGGACACTGGGATTGTTGTCGCAAAAACTCATGAAGGTAAATTCCCAACTTGATCTGTATGTGGGCTGTCTGCCGCCTACATACTTTTCTGGGTTTTTTATTTTGTATACACCTTGACTGAACTTTAAGCTCATGCTTGAATGTTTCTAGCTACTTCTTGATTGGCAGAAAATGCTAGAGCATATCCTAAGAAACTGGTCTTAAATCTGTTATAGTTTATAATCTCTGCAACCAGAGCAGAAATTTCTACGCTATCTAAACCTTTCAACGAATCTAAAATCTGCATAGGATTATAGCCGTCTTTTTTTGCCTGTCTAATAATCACAACAGACACAGATTCTGCGGCAGTTTTATCAAATCCTCTACTGGTAAAAAATCCACGCATGGCATCTATTGTACTGGCATCAATTTCTAAAGGAGCAGAAGTGTAAGCATCAAATGCTTGTACAATAGCAGTATCTGATGTGCTTTTAGCAGGAAGGTTATTGTATGTTAAGGTCATGGTCCGCCACCTCTGGTGAGTTTAGAAGGTGTTGCCTGTGTTGTTCCACTTACACTAGAATTAGGAAATAAGTTAACACCAAACCCATTTTGTTGTAGACCACCTTGAATAGCTGAAGCAAATCCTCCTGGTTGTGTAAATCCACGTTGTCCAGATGCGGCAACATTGTTAAGCACACCGCCTAGTATACTGTAACCTTCTTGTGCTAGGCTACTCTTGGTGATATTTCTAGCACCTTGAACTAGTTGTCTAGTTTGTAGGGCAACACCTAATAGGGCTAATGGACTGGTGGCATTGGCCAACGATCCGTCTTCTCCAAATATAGATTCAGCGCCGTCAAGTACGCCGCCTGCTCCAAACAAGGATCCTGCTCCGAGACGCAGTGGACTTTGTTGTCTGTCATAAAACGTTTCAGCAAAATATCCACTGGCTGTGCTCTTTCTTATTCTACCTTGATTGTAGTGAACACTTTCATAGGCTATGGTCATTTTATTAGACAAAATTTTTGTACCTTCGTCTTGACTTAACCGATCGTGTGCCCATTCTGTAATCATAGGATTGACTAAGGTGTACTGTGTAAATTTATGCTGGTGTAAGACATAGATGTCTATGCTGTCAAAGAATGGGATCGTTTGTATATTGTCTAATCCATAAGCATAGGCTTTGTCATTATACTTTGTGTCACCAAACTGTTCTACCCTTACTTTGTCAGTATTGCCGCTACCATAGACACTGTCCATGTAGTAATATTGATAATAGTTAGTCCAAAGATTTGTAGTAATATCACTGTTATCGTCGTGAAATTCAAAACTAACAGGAGTATAAGTTATCTTGGTTTGTACAACACTTTTTCTATTATACTGATTCATTGTTTCAGTACTAAGTGTAAATTTAGGAAGGTCCGCATTTTTTACAAGTAATCCTACATCGCGTCCACCTCGTTCAAGCCATTCAGTATTTCTAATAACTCCAGGATTAATATTAAATTGTACAAAATATAAAAATCCAAATTTAGGTGCTCGTTGATAGTTATTGCGGACGTATAATCTATCAGCGTGTTGATAATCTTTCATATCAGCATCACCGTCGCCGAATAGTCCACTGACTACACCACCTAAGAAATTTGTAAAGGCATTACTCATAGTAATATTTAGTCAAATAAAAAGCCTGGGGTTTAAGCCAGGCTTGTTAGTTAGTGGGGTTAGTATTAACCGCCAATTGCCAGCGTTCTTACTGTACGACCAACGTCTGTACCTAACCCAACACGGTCGCCACCTGGACGATTTAGTTGTATTGCGTTATCATAAGTGATAGACAAAGCAATATCTAAGGGTTCATTGTTAGTGTAGTCTCCCCCTTGGTATGTTGCTTGGTTAATATAGCAACCTAAGAATTCAAAACTTTCTAGGCTTGTTGGTTCGTAGGCGCCGTTGCCTCCGTCTAGTACTTCAACACGCATTCTGAATTTATAGTCAATACCAGATGCGGCACCACTTTGTTCAAAGAAGTCAAACTGTTTCTGTAGCTGTTCGCCAACTTTCTTTGTTACTGCGCTTGTAACGTCATCACGTAGAGTTAGTGTAGCTGGGTCAAAACTATGACGTCCTGCTAGTTTAACAGTGCTGTTATACGCAGACAATTTGATCTCATCAAACTTAACAACAGGACGAGTTACATTCATAACTTGTTTTGTTAGTTCAGTTGACGGTGTTCCTGCTACACCAAAACCATCTAAGGTAACGCGGAAGCGATATCTTAGTTTCGGCATCAACAAACCTTGAGAGCTTGCGCTCTGGTCTGTTGATAGCGGTACTGTGAATTTACTTAAACTTGAAATTGGCATTTAATGCTCCTTGTTCTCTGATATTTACCTATTAAATTCCGGCAGCAATATCGCCAGTATTTTTAATACGTAATGGAATGTAGATAAATTCCACAGACTTAACTGGTTCAACAGCAATGTCAACCCATAGTTCGCTACGATCAATTCTAGCGGCAGTGTTGTTTGAACTATCGCATACAACAATAAAGTCGTATAGAGCACGTTGACCTACTAGTTCAATTAATAAACTTTCAACAGCACCTTTGATTTCTCTACGTGTTTGTGCGTCATTTGGCTCAAACAAGTATGGTTTTGCTAGAATAGATAATTGTCTACGTAAGTAAGCAACTAAACGAGATACGTTAATACGATCTAAAGCACTTGCTGCACTAGCACGAGTTTGTTGACCAAAGTTAACTATTCCAGCTCCTGGTAATGTAGCAATTGGATTGATAGCAACTCTTGTTGTAGCATCTTGTAGCACGTTGCGTAAACTTTCGTATAAGGCAACAGTTTTAAACTCACCTTCGCTAGTAACATAACCAACACTGGTAGCATTATCAACACCGCCGCGACGTGTACCTGCTGGAGCAAACCATTGGTAACTCTTGGCGTCACTGTTAGTGATTGTACGTAACATCATGTGACTTGGGGGAACAACAATTTTCTTACCGCTGTTGTCAGTTGTAAATCCACTTGGGTAGAACATACCTACGTATTCATTACGTGTTACTAGACCTGCGTCGCCGTTGTCTGTAGCTTTGGCAGCATTAGTTCCCCAGTTCCGAAGAGCAGTGGCAGTTGGTTCTAAACGGAATGGGGTATCGCCAACAATAAATGCTGTTTGACCACGATCGTTGTTTAGAGCAACCATGTTAGCAATAGCTTCTGGATAACCAGGTGTAGACATTAAGTTGAATACCAATGTGTCTGAATCGCGTACAGCGGCATTGGTATCAATTTCTGCCTTTAACTTAGCAACAATGAAAGCACGTTGGGCTAAACGACCAAATGTACCAGACCCGTCTTCGTTATTGGCACTTGCTGTAACCCAACGGTCTGGGCTATAATTTTCCATAGCCTCGTCTTCGTACATTGTGTTGTCAGCATTTACATCAATGTGTCCTGTTGAGTACTGCTTGATGTTGAACCCACTACGACGAGTGTTCCATAAACGTGTACCGCGTGGATACAATGTTGGATCTACGCAATCTGGGTCAACAAAATTGCTGCTCAATAAAGTAGTAATAGGAGTTAATGTTTCTGTATCAACACTACCGCTGTCACCCCAACGTGCGTCGGCAAATACCCAACCATTTGGAGTTGTTTGATCAGTAGAGTCTTGTAAATCCCAGGACATTGATGTAGCATTCCAAAGATAAATGTCTTTACCGTAACGATCTACCTTGGCTGTGCTAATCCAAATATCGCCAGCTACTAGATCAGAATTATCGCTCTGTGTAGTTGGTGCTGTGGCAGCAACAATAGGACCAGCTGGATCTGTATTAGGAAACGCATTTTTATAACCTTGCCAAATTGTACCATTGTGATACATAACATCAACATCGGTTAACCTACCATTATACCATAACTTACCATCAGCTGGTGATGTGTATGGAGCAGATGCTTTTGCTTCAAATACATAAGTTAATGGTTTCCAGTTTGTGGCCAAGAAATCCATGTTGTCGCCTGCCGGTGCGGCATACAAATTAGCAGTACCAGTTTTAGCCAACAAATCATAGGCTGTAAAACCTGCGGCAGCTAATAAACCAGAATTGTCTTTAATTTCAAAATCACCACCTAGTCTGTGAGTAATTGTTAAAACACCTGTACTAGAATTATAGTTTGCGTGTACATTTGTTAGTCCTGCGGCAGCAATAGCAGCCGGGATTAAACTAACAATGACTTGTACATTAGTAGCGGTAATAGTAACTGTAGAGTTACTAGACCATGAACCATTTGCCAATGTTTCTTTAATTGTAAATGCTCCGCCGCCATATGGGTTTGTATAGGTAGATCCAGTTAAAGTAATTGTGGTAGCTGTGGTATTACTTGAAGCATTACGTCTCCATAGTTTAAAGTTAGCAACAGTTGTGGTATCGTGATTATAGTTAGATTCAACAAACACAGAGCCGGCAACTAAATTAGCACCTCCGCCTGTGGGATCTAACCTTTGAATAGCTTGTTGTGTACTAGCATAAACAGGAGCACTTACTGTGTTCCATGTTTTGGTAGAACCGCTATATAATTTAACGGCCCAGTTAGCACCTTTACCCGGAGTAGTTGTTTTAATCCAAACACTACCAGTATCTTCACTGGTAAAATCAGGGTATGAAGTATGAGGAGAAACAGCAACAGCTTTCCCACTGTCAAATCCGTCTTCAACTGAAATCCATGTACTACCAGATTTGTACCATACTTGTGCTTCGTTATCTGAAGTAATAACAACAGCGTAGTCGCCGGGTGCGCCAAAAGAACTAACAGGCGTTAACGTTCCGTCTGCATCGGTATCAACATTATCAGCGTCAATAATTAATGGAGTCTTAACAGTGAATTTTTCTGTTGTAGCATCCCACTCATTAATACCAAACAATGTAGCATCAGTATCTACCCAATATGTTCCATTAACAGGTGCGCCTGTTGGAACATCTGTAGATGGTTTCAATGCTGATAAATCAATGTTAGCACGAGTAACATAAGCACGTGAGCTAACACCTAACAAACTGTAGGCGGTTTGTAGTCCGTATTCGTTTAGTTCTCCACCGTGAATGGAATTTCCATTTGTATCAGTATAGAACGTCGGGGTACCAAATGTGTCAGTCAAATCACGTTGACTTGTAATTACCCAAACTTTGCCAGCGTTAGCGGCAGTTGTTCCTTGTGCTGTTCCGGTGCCGGAAGCATTTCCTTTGTCTTGTGCTGTCGCAACAAAAATTAATGGTGTAGTACCTGGTGCTGACGGAGTATAAAAACTCTCGTCAATAACTGTTACTTGTACGCCTGGTGAACCTAGTGTGGCCATATTGTCAATCTCCTTAATGGATTACTTCATATTATTTAGCAAGTCCAGTAAAAAAATGCCCGGTTAAATACACTTGAAAAGGGCACAAAAAGGGCAGTCTATGAGAAAACTTTGTAAAAAATGTCAACAAAGACCTGTAGCTATTAACTACTATAAAGAAGGGCGGCCTTTTTATAGATCACAGTGCGATCACTGTGCTAGGGGTAATAAAGAAGAAAGGCCCTTATGGGCCCTTGCTGGTTATAAGAAAAAAGACTCTTGTGATAAATGTGGATTTAAGAGCAAACACAGCGAAGTGTTTAATGTCTTTTATGTTGATGGAATTTTAACAAACAACAGACTGACAAATCTTAAGACTGTTTGTGCTAACTGCCAACGCTACTTACACAAAGACGGAGTCAAGTGGCGACAAGGTGATTTGAGACCAGATTTTTAATCTGTGTGTACAAGTCATCAATAGTAGTATCGTTGAGCAGTACATGATCAATTTTGCCACCTACCCAAGCAGTTTCACTGGCATGTATTCCTTCTTTCTTTAAGAAATTCTGTGCGTTTTCTACGCCTTTGTTTGCCTGTACAGCAACATCATACCAATGCGGCGTAACACCGCGTTGTACTCTAACCACAATTCCGCCTGCGTTGTGAATAGCTCGAATCTCATTAGGAAAACGTACATCCGAAATTACAATATTGTCAGAAGTTTTACGCATTTTGTTTTCTACACTGGCAATCCATATATCGTCGTGGAAGCCTTGACGGCATACTTCTGTACCCCAGTATTGTAGAATCCATCGAGGAGTTAAGTTGGGCAGATTTAGACGTTCAGCCCACCAGGTATCAACTTCTTCACGCCACTTACGAGCTTCGGCAGTTCGCCCTTCCAGCATAATCCTATCCCAACCAAATACATTTGCCACAGCATCTTTAAGTGTGTTGGCAAAACTATCTCGACGGAATTCGTGAAAATTTACCAAATAATCTGCGGCAGTATCTTTGCCTGAACCAATAAAGCCAACAAAACCTATAATCATAGTATCTCCTGCGATACTATAATGTACTATAGTTCACTATAATTGTCAACGGGTTTTTAGCCAATTACAAAAGTAAGTGGTTGTCCACCTTCTTTGTAGTTAATTAGATCTTGCTCTAACATTTCAAGTTCAGCTTTGGCTTCGGCTTTTAGTGCTGTTCCGTTTAAAGTTGTGCTACCTTGTGGGCTGGCAATACTCCCAAACTTTTCACGTGCTTCGCCCAACATTAATTTAGCTGTGGCTAGACTATAATCTTTTAACCATTGTCCTGCGTACTGATCTTGTAATAGATTAAAATCTGGGCGATAGTTATACATCCACATTAGTACTTCTTCAGAACTTCTTGGACGTTGCATAATTGTTAAAACTCTGCTGGTTGGATTAAATGTAAAATTGATATCACTACCAAACATTTTACCAACTTGTTTCTGATAACTGGCAAAAGCGTAATATGTTGCTAGACCGCCCATGTTACTACTTGTCAGCAAATAGGTGTTAGAATAAGCTAGATTAAACGGTTCAAATAATGAACCACCGTCGCCGCCGCCTGT